GGGACCCTTTTGAGGTCCCCTGTGTTGTTTTGTGAACCTAACTCACATGAGGTTTTCAACCTTAACACGGCGGTAGTACTGGTTACGACCTGCGGTGAGAAGCTCAGCGTCAGGAGCACCATTTGCCTGTACAACGAATGGGTTAGCAACCATGCCGTAGCGGGTTTTAAATCCAATCTTGGGTTGGAAGGTGTCAGGACCGATTGAACGAACCATCTGGAGGGGAACATATGGGCAGTAGAATAGACCTGCGTCATATGGTGAAGTGCCCTTATAACCAACAACATAGTAGTGGCTATTTGATACGTTTGCAGAATAAGGATCAACAAAGACCTTGATTCTACCGTTCATGGTTCCAACTAGAAGATTACCAGTGTCATCTACTTCACCGATGGAAGGACCACCAGCACCAGTTAGACCTGAAGAGTAATCAAGTACACCAGCCATTGCGAGAGCAGAAGCAACATCAGCAGAAGTGATGATGAAGTTGCCCTTTCCTCTACGTGTCTGCTGTGCAATAGCGTTAGCATCACGCTCAACTTGGAACATTAGACCTTTGAATTTCTCAACTGACCAACGACCGTTGCTGTCAACGTCAAGGTCAAAACGACCAGCGTTGGCAACATTGTTTTGAGCACCAGGCTTAGCGATGGTGTAAACAGTACGAACAACTTCGCGGTTGATTTCAGCAAGAATCTCAGAAGAGAGAATATTGGCAAGTTCTTGCTCAGCATCAAGACCATGGATTGCCTTAAGGTCTTGTGCTAGTTCCAGAGTGTACTCAGCCTTGAGTGCTCTTGACTGTGCAGTAACAGCAGTCTTTTCAATGCTGAATGACATTTCGCGGAAGAGTTTGCCGCTTTCGCCTAGTTGCTCAGCATCTTCACGTGGCATTGGTTTTACACCACGCTCGTATGTACCAGCAGGTGAATCATTGAGAAGACCTGGGTTTGAACCAGCGGTTGGATTAGCAGTGTCATATGCGTTAGCAGCTGCATCGTAACCAGCAGAGAAGTCTGTATCTGGCTCATTAAAGAGTGCTTCAACACCACCACGACCTTCGTAGTGTGACTTCATTGCGAAGATGAGTCCAGTAGGACCGCTCATTGGTTGAACACCGCAAATATCATAAGCAACGAGGTTAGGCATTGCTCTGCGGATTAGGGAAATCATTACAGGATCAAATCCAGCAAGACCACCAGTTTGAGTGGTTAGACCAGAACCTGATAGTGCGTTACCACCGATAGCGCCAACAATATTACCTGCTGCACCACCTGTTTCCTGTAGCATACCGCGCTCTTCGCGCATGAATCTTTCTTGGTTTTCTAACAGAACAGCGGTGACAGCCTTTCTATAATTGTCCTTGATAGCGCCTGCGCTCTCATGACCTAGAACAGGTGCCCACTTTTCTGTTAGAGCTTGTGCGTTAAACATTTGTTTGCTCCGTTAAAAGTAGGGGGGTTTAATAATTGTCATTTCCAGCGATTGAGTGCTTGGAGATATTGTGCCATTGCTGGTGTAATCTCTTCGCTTTCCACTGGTGATTCATCAGCAACTTCTCTTCCAGTTGTTGAAATTGATTCTTTGAAGTATGACTCCTTAATGGTTTTTACCTTTCTGGAGAATTCTTCTTCCGAAACAAAATCAAGACCTTCAGCAAGTGCTGCAAGTTTTTCCTTCTGAGTATCTACAAGACCTTCCGAAACATTGTTCAGAATGTTCTTTTTTGCAGACTCATTAAGGCGATTTTGTAATTTCACATTAGCTTTGACCTGTTCGTCTAGGCGCTCTTCCATTTCACGAATTTGATCAACCATACCTTCTACCACATCAATTTTATCGTCTGGGATAGAGATATAGTGCTCTTCAAAGAGACTTCTGAGACCTACAATAAAGTCTTCAGTAATCTCATTTCTGATACCACGATCAATGGCTACTTGGTTTTCTTCAAGCCACTGGTGGATAGCGTAGTTTACAGTGCCATTAACTTCTTCCGAAAGTTCTGTCTTGATCGCTTCTACTTGCGCGTCAAGTTCGTTGGCAAAGTGTTCTACAAGTCTGTCATACTCTTCTGAAATTTTTGCTTTAACAGCAGCTTCAAAAATAGTCTTTGCTTTCTCTGCAAATTCTTCAGAGAGTTCTGTTCCCTCTAAGAGGGCATTTACGTCATCAGAGACATCAAGATTTTCAAACGCTGGTTTGATAGGATATGTAACATTTGGACCCTTCTTAGTTCCATACGCAACTTCTGCACCAACTGATGGTTGTGGATCTTTACCAGGCTTGCCTGATGTAGAAGTAACACTACCATCTTGTGAGATAGGAGCAGCTGCTTTAGCACCAGGATTCTCCTCTCCTTCTTCTTTATTTGAATGAAGAGGTTCTGATTGCGAACCACCAAGATCAGTCATTGACTGACTAGGTGCTACTGAAGTTGGAACCGTTGGTTGTGGATCTCTTCCACTACCACGCTGTTGTGGATCACCCGAAATTGCTGTGGGTTCAGAACCAGTAGCAGGAATAACCGAAGCAGTTACACTAGGCATGGGATCCTGTGCTCCCGCTTCCATAACGATTTGCTGCTCGCCCAGAAACTCCTCAAACTTTTCGTTTAACATGTCTGACATCTTGAGTCCTTCCGTAAATCTTATGAATTATCTATGTTTATTTATTAAATTACAAACCTGTGAGGAAGTTTTGGAACACCTGAAGTGTTCTCTCCTCTAGGTTTCTGCGATTTGACTCGCTCAAATACTTTTGATATTTAGCAACCTTTGCTTCTTTTAAAATACCGTTATCCCAAATCCACTCTTTGCCTTCCATGATTCCATTAACAAATGCATCAGGCGCGGAAGGATCTGCAACAATATCAGCAGCAGTAGCAAGCATGAAATCATCCATAACATAACTAGTGTTTTCACGCTTATCAATACTACCCATACCACGAGAAGAAACTCCAAGTTGTACTCCTTCTTCTAGAAGTGACTTGGCGATCTTACCCATGGGAGTATCTAAGATTTGTGCTTTACCATAGAAGTTAGTACCTTCTGCTCTAAGCTCGGTAATTCTGTGTGATACTCTGTCAAGGTTAACAGTAGGACCATCAGGATGACCAAGTTCACCAAGAGCACGTTTTGTTTTAACATACTCTTCATTGTAGCGATTAACTTCTCTTTCTAAAACAGAAAAAGGATAAACGCGACCGTTTCTATTCTTCAGTTCAGACTGAAGAAATACCCCTTCAATGTACAGTTTTTTTGAATCGCCGTTTCCTTCAACGATTACCTGTACATTTTCAATTGTTTCCGTTATCAGTTTCATCGGTTTCTGTTTCTACTGGTTCATCAAAGAATGTATTAGCAACACTCTGTTTATAAAGAGACAGAGTTTCTGATGCTTTTGCATAAAGCAAATCATGAATAGAATCAATTGCCTTTGCTCTTTCGCTGTTTAAAATAGATGATATAATATCAACTACTCCAGATTCAGGATTTGCCTGATTCATTGTATTTTCCATAACGTTATATTTTATTTATTAGTTGATGAAGGTTTAGGTTGAGCTTTCATCATTTGCAATTGTTTTTGGTGGGCGTCATCTGATTTTTCTTTTTCTCTTTCATGAGAATCATCTGCTTGCTGTGCTTGGATTTCTGGTTGGAAAGCACTATTTTGACGATCCATCATATCAAAAGTATTGATATCTGCTGGATTCATTGATAGACCAAGATCAATTTCTCGGCGCATCTGAGTATCAATTTCTCTATACTCTTTTTCAGTTTGATTTAAAATTTGTTTACGAATATATTCAATAGAAAAGTATTTACCAACAAAAGCATCCATTTGTGTTGCAAGATTGATACGTTGAAGCATCAACTCTTGTTCTTTTAATTCATTAAAATGATTATCAAAAAGGTAGTCATATTGAATATGCTCCTTCATGTCATCCCAATCTTCTGGTGAGATAACACCCTTAAGGATTAGTTGGGTCTTGAGAACATCGTGGAATAGTTCTGAGAAACGTTTGCGGAGACGACCGATGAATTTAGTGAACTTGAGTTCATCCCTGAGAACCTCTGTGGTCTTACCAAGATTAAACCCTTTGTTGTCATCCGTAAGGCGGGAAGGTGGTAGGTTGAGTGAGTTGTAAAGTTTCTTTTTGAAATACTCAACGTCCTTGAGTTCACCAAGGTTCTGACCGCCTGGGAGTGTAGTAATTTCAGTTCCTCTACCACCTTCACGGCGAGGGAGCCAGAAGTCTTCAAGCATTGACATATGCTTTTTATCATCACGGATCTCTCCTGTGCTAGCATCGTAAACAAGTTTATTTCTATAACGTGCCATCACGTCACGGAGATATTGTTCTGCCTTGACTTTTGGTAGATTTCCTACATCAATATAAAAAATTCTACGCTCTGGTGCTCTTGACAAACGATAGATAACCAGCGCATCTTCAATCATGCGTAACTGATTTAGTGACTTAATGCCTTTATGAAGGAAACTCAAATGCATTCGTTTGTTTAGATCCTGCACTCCAGAAGAACAAAATGCAATTGAGTCTGCAGAAATTTTAATTCCCTGGGAATTTGACATATCTCCAACAGGACCAAGAGCTCCTCCTCTTAAATATCCTTTTGGGTTGTAAAGATAATAATCAATATAGTTCCCCCATTCATATTCCAGAGCAGATCCTTTCAGTGCTCTGTTAACTCTTGGGTCTTGTGATCCGTCGCTAATCTTTTGTCTTACTTTGCGAATCTTCAACGGATCAATATAACGAAGTTCAAGAATACCTTTCTTTGGATTATCTAGATCAATTACTTTATGATAAAATAATCTTCCATCAATGTACCAACTACGCACAATTTCATGAGCGCGGTTATCAAAATTCAACATTTGTTTGATTTTATCAAACTCATCACGAATTCTTTTTTTTACACCTGCACCAACATCAAGATTGTTGAGATCAATCTCAACGCAACTATCATTGGCATCACTTACAACAAATTCATTTACAATCTCATCAACAGCAGAATCTACTTCTGGATGAAGAGACATATCTCTATATCTACGAATAAGTTCATATTCGTTTCTCGCGGTAGCGTCAGTATCTACGTATGTTCCAAAATATCCACCCGCTGCAATAGAAACTGGTTCATCAGCGGAAGGAGGGACAGGGGATTGTCCCTTCTGTCCCTCCTTGCGGTTAATTTGGAAGCCAAATAATTGACTCATTATTATTCAATTCGGAATGCTTCTATTATTTATGGGATAGAAATTCCGCTTGCTCCAGAGGTAGTATCACTATCATCGCCAACTGTCCAATATGAATACTGGAATTCAGCTGTAAATTCTTCAATCTGGTCATTGCTGTCATATGCAAGATCAATTGCAGAGGCACTAGTTGGGAATGCATACCATAATTTGTATGATCTTAATTCCTTACCATTACTCTGATCATCTTTCTCAAGTTGTCTAATGACTACTGTGCGACCATATGCAGTTGGATCAACAATATTAGCAGTGTTTGCTTGATGAGTATTGATTTGATTTAACCATGATTCAAAATATGCACGAACTTTCATGTCCTTATCATTAATGAAAGTTGCAGACCAATTATCAAATGTTCTGTCTCCTGCAATTTTTACCGTTCTTCCACGGAAGGGAACTTCAATAACACCTACGTTAGATGCAGGCAGGGCAGCAGACTTACACATAAATGTGACGATCTCCTGATCTGCGCTTACTGCCGAGGGGAACTGAATGTCCACCTGGAACATGTTGGGTCTAACACCCTGCTTTACTTGTTGAAGAAACCCCGATACGTTACTAGTGATTGCCATTGGTTTAAATTACTCCTTCTTTATATTTAACGAAGATCAGCGTCCAACGACTTCGCTGAACGAAACTCCTGTCCTAGTAGCAGTAAATGTTACCGTTACGTAGTTGATGGAGCGAGCAGGTTTAATGAAAAGTTCAGCAACAAATTCGTTGCGGTCAATTACATCTGCGGTGTTGTTGGTAGAATCACAAACAACTAAGAAATCAGTAATTCCTTGTTGCGCTACAACATCATTCAAATAAGAATTGATAGTTGCTAAGAATGAGGAACGTGTGATTTCATCATTGATTTCAAATAGAACTCCTTTAGCGAGATTCTCAACTCTCTTCTCAATATTCAAGAATAGACGACGAACGTTGATTCTATCAAATGCTGAAGGTGAAGCAAGAGCAGTCCTGTCTCCAAATAAAACAGCACCACTTCCTGGGAAAGTTACGATAGGATTGATTCTATTTTGGTAGAGTTCATCTCTATCTGCTTTGTTAGGATTATAAGCAAGTTTTACAACATTGCGAATACCACCACGATTCAATCCAGCAGGAGAAATCCAATCCGCATTAGATGCTGATGTATTAACACATAAACCAGCAACATCACCATTACATGCTACATAGCGATACTTATCAGTAAAACGATCATACATGTACTTATAACCACTATCAATAACAGCATACGAAGTTGAAGTGATGCTATTAAAGAAGTTTAACATATTTGTTCTTTGCTGAGTTGCCGACAAAGCAGATCCACCAGATCCAATTAGATTGCCTTTGTGTGGTGATACAAATGCAATACAATCTTTTCTCGCTGCAGCGATTGCCACTACTTTTTGAGCTTTTGATAGTGTATCTGCTTCGGAAGATAGTGATCCACCCATTAATACAAAATCAATTTCAACTTCTTCTGTATCAAGAAATAAATCATATGCAGCGTTTACTTCTCCTGGTGTGTATGGAAAATCATCAACACCACCAGAAAGAGTTGTTTTGTTATTTGCAACAAGTAAAAACTTAGATCCAGAAGTTAGAGTTGAGGAAGTAACTCCAAGTGATTTACCGCCGCCAGCCGATACTGGTTGGATTGTATTTATTAAATCATTACCATGGAAAATATACTCTGACTCTGTATTGATAATTGATTTATAATAAGTTGCAGATCCTTCTGTGCTCTTTCCATCTAATAGTTTGGAAAGATATGTAAATCTTTCTAAGATTGTGTTTGCTGCTCCAGAAACAGCCCCAGTTGTGTCAATAACTGCAACGTGCATTTCATCATATGAAATTCCTCTTTCTGATGCATATGCAGATGTCCCAGGACGAGGACCAATTGCTGCTAGTTTTAAACCAGTAGTTCCAATCTCAGTATTTGTATACCAGTCCTTCACGTTTGTGATATTGATATTACTATTACTTACAGAGTTAATTGTTACGTTTAGTGGAGCAGTAGCACCAGTTCCCAGATTAGCAGCGGGACATACTACAACGTTTCCAGATTTATAACCAACACCTGCTTGAGTGATAGCAACGTTTGTTACGGAACCGCCAGCATTAATTGTAACTGTTAATCTTAAACCAGAACCATCACCACCAGTTGGATCAACAATATGAATTCCATTTTGTGTTCCAACTCCATTGTAAGCACCAGCTGTTACTGCTGTTACTAGACCATCTCCTGGTTCATCAAAAATATCAGATGTTGTGATAAGTGATGCTGGGTTATCTAAAATAACAGCAAGTTCTTTTGTTGATGCGTCCCAAGAATAAATTCTACCTGCTTTATTACTGACGGTTGTAAATGGTGTATTAAGTGCAGTTGTTGCTGGAGCAGATGCTAGAGTTAGGATCTGGTCAGGACCACGATCAACTACAACAACTGTTAATGCGTCGCCCCATGTTCCAGCAGTTCTTGCTGCAAATATTGCAGAAACGCCAACACCAGATTCATAATCTACATCATTTTTAATCAGAACTCCACCACTTGAAGTTGAATTGAGTACTCCAGTTTGAGCTCTTACAACAGCAAGTCTGCCGCCGTATCCTAGAAATTCTGATGCAACTAGCCAATCTTCGGCATTTCCTTCTTGTGGCGTACCGAATGTTGCTACTAATTCTTTTTGATTTGAAATTGAAACAATTTGACCGATAGGTCCTTTTTGGAAAGACGAAGCAAATGCAGCAGTAAGAGCAGAATCTCCTACAATAACAGCATTAGTTAGGTCGCGTTCCCTGAGAACAACACCAGGCGAGACTTGACTAGCCATTTTTTTACCTCTTAGATATCAAATTTATCTAAATCTATTTAGAAATTCATCACTCTCTAAGGGGGAAACAATGCATGAACATATTACCAGTCGGGGTAGTTGATTTCAAAAGACTTCTGATC